ATGTCAGAAAATACACTGTTCTTTTGTAAAACTTCCCATAAGCCTGCGCCGTTGTTGTCTACCCAAACTTTGGCACCTGGTAGAATATTGTTGGCATACGGCAAGTTGATCACATCGCTGGCCTGTGCTACACGCATGGTTTGTAAGGTGAATCCCAAGCCTGATCCATTAGCAACAGCACGATCGCCGGCAAAATCAAACGAGATATTCACAGTGGTTAAATTTGCCACAGACAACACTTGATACACACCGTTGACTTCAGGATCAAAAAATTTGATAATCAGTTTATTACCTGCTGCCAGACCATGATTGGTTGAAAAGATCACTCGGCTGGTGCCATCTAGATTATCACAAACGTGTTGAATTATGCCTGGTACTGCTTGAGCACGATATATGTTCCAATCGTAACTGTTAATCTTGGCCACCCATACACTGGTGCCTACTTGAATAGCATCAATATTGGCCGCAAGACTGGCAGAATTTTCAATGTCAAACACTGTGATGTCAGCATCATCTAAACTCACATAACCAGCAGTAGGTAATGCTAGATCGGTTGGTAGTTCTGTGGTCACTGGCAAGATGTCAATTGATGTCAATGCAAAACTTTGTCTCCACACATCACTAAGGAAGATGGTTTGGTCAGCTTTACTGACCTGTTGCGGTTGTATAACTTCAACCAAGCTGGGGTTGCTACTGAGCAAAGCACGGTCAAGACGTAGTTCAAAATAACTACGATTAGCATTAGCCCCATATACTGCACGTTGTACCGCCCAGTTTTCATATATGTCATAGTCGGCAGATTCTTTGCCAAGGTTGGCCTGCTTGAACAACTCTGTGGCCAGTAATGTTCCTTTGGTGTCCAAGAATTGTCTGTATACGTTTACCTGACTAACATCATCAAGATTCAACGCCGCCATATACTGACGTGGCTTAAATCCAATTAATCCGTATGACAACAGGTCATTGTCTGATTCAATGTTTGCCGCATTAATATTGTAACTGTTGGCCAGTTGATCAGCTTTGTTGGCCAAGTTAGGCAGTAAGCCAAGTTCAATCTGAGTGTAATCACTTTGAGTCCACACATTGAAATCAAACTTGTCAGTGGGCTGTACAATAGTCAGTGCTGACCAATATACGTTTTTGTACTTGACAATCTCACCTTTGCTGTAGGTTTTTAAACCAGTCCACTCTTGAACGTTATTTTGATTCAAGATAAATCCGGGTGCATCAACTGATCCATTCCAGTCAGCAGTGGTCATGGCCACCATGCTCAATCTACTTTGTCGTGCGCCTGTTGTAGGATCATAAATCAAGTCTCCAAACACACTTTGATTGTTCAACACAATCATGTGTTCGTAATTGGTAAATCTCATGTCAATATAACTGATAGCATCCAGGTTTAATGGTTCAATTGAGAAATTGTTACCCAGTCTTACTATGTTGAGTGCTCGTGGTGGTATCTCTTGTGAATTTTGATTCAGCAACAGGTTCTCTGTAGTTTCGGTATTGATACTGTCAACCACTGCTAGAGGTCTAGAGATTTCTAGTCTCGAGGCCAGTGGGTTTAGATTTATAATTGCATCTGTGCCCCAACCTTGTTGACTCCAGTACAAAAATTCATTGATCATGCGTGGCCAGTCCAACACATAGCCATTGGCAATGTTGGTAAATGTTAGGCCTTGTGTGCCCAACAGTTCACCGTAACTGGCCAAGAAATCACACACGGCAGTTTCGTTATTGAATACAAATCCGTATGGAACTTGTACCACAGTGTTGGTATAGAAAGTGGGGATACGAACGGTGATGCCACCTGAACTGTAGGTTTCAAGTCGTCCCACTGCTTGACTTTGTAATATGTTAAAGTAGGGTTGTTGATTACCAAATCCAAAAACAGCGTAGCCGTTGTTGACTTTTTGCACAGCTATACTACTGTATCTTACTTGATCAAAAGGCTGATTCTTGTACAACAAAATGTCATAGCTTTGATCAGGAATCATCAAGGCAGTGTTGGTTGAATTGGGACTGGATTTTTCTGTAAACAATTTGATGTATTGTTTGTCAGAGAATGATGCCATGCGATAGCACAATCGCACGTCTAGATTTTGTAGATCTGCGGTCAATAGGTCAGTTGAATCAATACCAGTTTGGCGATTGTAATCCACAATCCAATTGATATAACTGGCTTTGCTGACGCCGTTACCGTATACTTCGACGCCGTTGGCATCCAAACGATAACGATCATCCAGTAGATACTGATCATAATCCAGGTTGTATCGATATCTGTCACGATCAGCAAACAAAGCAAAAAACTTTGCAGGACGTGTGACTGCCAACACATGCATCACAGAGAATGGGTATGATGAACTATTATACCAAGATGCTTCTACCGGTCCGCCATCTCCCAGGGCCCAACTCTTGGAAAATTTACTGTTGATATTAGCATTCAAAGGAGTAATACCTACCACACAGTCAAGTGGGCTCAACAATGTGCCTTCACTGTCAGTGGGAATTACTGAGGTCAAGCCTGGTCGTGCATACTTTGGCACTGTGTATGGTGCAACAGGATCAGCTACTAGGCCGGCTTCTAGGTCGTCCCATAACACCAAGTTGTCAGAAGTATAAGGAGCTGGACCGTATGTATCTTGCCACCAGTCGGGTTCTTTGGTCAAACCCAACATTTGCCATGGGGTCAAACTGGGTTGTTCTGTATCGTAAAAATATCGATAAATTCCGCGCCAGGCACCCAACAGAGGTTGGTTATCAAGACGATTATTACTGCTACTGTAATTGTAGGTAAATTCATTGTTGGCCAAATAGTTTTGCTGATTGTAGTCTAGTTTGTTCCATCCACAGTAGGCCAAAAAGTCACTGCTAAAGATAGTGTTTATTTCTTCAAATGTGTATCCTGTGTCGCGGAACTGCCCGGGTAACACATCGTCTATGGTAAGCGGAACTGGATTGTCATCCAGTTTGAGATTATTATAGATACGTGTTTCAAATTCCAGTAACACATCATCACGAATGTCGCCAAACACAGGAGTGGTACTGCCGTCATGACCCAGTATAAATTGTGCGTTGCCGTTACTTGTAACTTGAGTGATTAACGCAGGTTTCCAAGAAGGATACAGTCCTAGTTTGGTAGGTGTGTTGGGTACAAAATTTCCATAAGTGGCGTTGTATTCATTGACCAGTAGTACGTCTCCCACTGCCAGTGGGACCAACACAGTGATACGTGGACCGTCGGTGGCCACTGTGTAGTCCACGTCTCTAGTCAACTGTTGATCATTGAGATATACCAAGAGACCAAGATAATTTTGAGTATTAAAATCATACACCTGTACAGTGTCAAATACATTGGTTGTAATAAAACTCACAGTGTAGCTGGTGCTGGCATAGGTAATGCCAGCAGGTATCATGTCACTCCAATAGAATGGTTGGCTATCTAGTTTGCCCAATGTTACATTTTGTATAGCAGTATCGAGTATTTGTGCAGTGGTTTCAAATCCAATGTTTTGTGTCAGTACTGAATCCAACATCTGTGCTTTGAATTTGATGTATTCGCGACTGTTGTATTGCATTGACGCAAAAATATTGTAGTCAGTACTGCGCATGAAGTAGCCGGCCAGAGTCAGTGGACTACTTTGTTGTAAGATCACTAGACCGTAAGGAATTATGTTGCCAAGATCTCGGGTGTTGTTGGCGCCGTTTACTGGGCCTTGAAGAGTCTGCAGATTTTCACAGATGCTTTGATAATGAGTGCGGATTGTTCCCAGTGTGAACGCTTGCGAATTTGAGTTCAATGGGTTGCTTTGCAAGTTGTCAGGCACCTGATAAAATGCAACTTTACTGGTTTGATCGCTCAGCACTAGTACTTCTACAATATCCGTTAGAGCATAGGTATTGAGTAAGGTTATGACAGTGCTGTCAGCGGTGGTGGTATATGTGTATGAGCCAGGATCTATAAAGACACTTCCCACGTATATTTTGATTACTGGTGTAGCAATAGATGTTTGAGACAATGCCGACACATCTAGTTTGAGTGTGGCACCTGTGTATGAAAATTTAAACTGCTGGTACAGTTGTTGATCCACTGCAGCTGTTTGCCACCCTATCAACTTTTGATAATCAGTGCGGGTGGCATATTCTCTTACAGATCCAGAACTAATGTCCGATGTGATACTAACGTTGTCGACCACATACAAGAATGTGTCAACATACAAGTTGTTGTCAAACACAATGTCACCAACGTTGTTGATGTTCAAGTACTTGAGAGGAAATTGCAAAACTGGATCAAGAATGGTTGTGTCGCTTACTGCGTAACTAAACAACTTTGATCCTGCAAATGTGGTTGATTGATATTGTGTGCCGTCTCCAAAACTCACACCATCAGGATTGTAGATATTGAACAACGGGGCTTGTTGTACCGAAGTTTTTTGTTGGGCTTCTGTCCATTCAATTCCGTTGTACCAAAAAGTTTCCCCAGCAGTGATGTCGCCGCTGATGCAGACTGTGGATTGATCTAGTAAAACCAACCCGTCACTTGCCTGGGTAAGAGTAATAATTGGTTGTGCTATCAAAGGGGCAATAGTATCTGGTGTGACAAAGCTCACAATATAGATTCTGTTGCGCACAGAAGTATCTTCATCTGCTGCAAAAATAACTCGTGTGCCTTCTACAAAGGTGTAACCATCAGTAGTGTAACTAGTAGAACCTTCAATATTAGAAAACGCATCTGTTTCTTCAAAGTCAATGATATCCACTGGTGCTTTGCCTGATGTACCCATGTTCCACAGGCGCATGCCAGGTCTAAACTGCACAATTGGTCGCTTGGCTCGGTAGTTGTTGTCCAGCACCGCGGTGGTGTTGTTGTAGTCGGCGGTGGCATTGAGTACGTCAATATGGAACCAACGATTACTTCTAGTCCAGGCATTCAAATCTTTGCTGGCGCGATCAATAGTCAAGTAATCTGGTTGGCCAGGTTCTGTAGATATTGTGCTATCGTCTGCGTCTTCCACGTACAGTTCAGGTACAACATAATTCACAGCGGGCAACAGTTCAATTGCAGTACCCACTCCACTTACGTAGTATTCTCTACTGCTGATTGCTGTGGCCGCAGCCACTCCTGTACCGTTTGCCAACACCACAGCAGGGCCGCCGTCGGCAGCACTCACTGTGAATTTGAGGCCGTTGGCTGCAATTGACCTCACATAATAGGTCTGGCCTGCATTGAGTCCTCCTAGGGATGGTGAGGAGAATACCACCTGTTGTCCCACATATAAGTCAGTAGAATCGTTGTAGGTAATGTAGTTTGTGCCGGCTTCAGTTGCTGTGTATTCAAATGCAGATGAACCAGATCCATAACCGGCAGGCGACACATCACCAGTGAATCGCACTCTCAGACCATTGCTGAATGCCACGCCATTGGGACTGGTATAGGTGTTGCGTCCTAAAATTTCATCCACATAGATAATATTGGTTTGTGTTTGTTCTATTAGCTTGATGCGTCCAAAGATTTCTGGATCTGTTCCATCTTGATAGTACAAGGTATCTTGTACCGCAGACAATAGAGGAATGCGTTGGAACTCACCTGTGGCGTCCTTGTACCATTGAGTACTACTATAGGTTAGACCGTAACCAATAACAAATTTTTCTAACGGTGCAATATCAGCTACCTTGTTCACCTGTATGTACACGATACCTGCAATATTCACGTAGCTGATTTGATACTTTTGATAGCGTTGATCGGGTGCAATATCAATGGTATAGTCATAAGGAACACTGTCATAGCTGCCGGCCACACCCACGTTGGATGCATCATCTAATAATGGGTCAAAGAAACTGGTACGGTACCAGCCGCCTGATTCTGTATCTTCAATGGGGTTGGTAAAAATTATAGTACGCCCATCAAGATTTGTAATTCCGTCAATGCCATTGTATTGACTGATAAAATCGCTAACTGGTTGATTGTTGATTTGTGCAAACTGCATGTCTGTTACCAAATCAATTGTGCCAATACTGGTCAAGTTGTAGTAAAAACTCTGTGCATCCTTAGCAGGTACATTGAAAACTATTGTACCTAAATCTTCACCGTTGTTGGTCACGCCCAGTACATCTCTACTGGATATGTTGGGTGTGGCAGTGATGGTACCCGACACTCCAGGAGTTGTTTGAATCCAAAATCCTGGTCCTGTACCCGGAGTACCATCCACAATATTCAATGTACCTTGCATGCCAGCTTGATTTTGAGCAGCGTAGTACAAGGTGTCAGGTGCGTCTTGTGGCACTGTGAATGTTACCAAGCCAGTAACAGAACCATTGCGGGTAACGCCTTGGGCGTATATTTCTCCAGTTCCGATAGTAGGTTGCGTCTTGATCCAGAACGGAAACAATCCATTCAGCGTCAAGTTGAATACATAGGTATTACCGCGAGCCAATGTCAGGCTGGGGTTATTTTGGAAATCAATTACATAGGCTGATGTGCCTGAATTTCTCACTCGATAGTTGACAGTTTCTGTGCTGTTCTGAGCCACTTGAAAAGTGTAGTTGCCGCCGCGCACCAGTTCAATAATAGGGTTGTCACCATTAACGCCAGAAAAAGTATAAACTCCATTGGCTCTGGTGACCACAAAATTATCAGACGTGGACACACCAGTTGCGGCCACATCTACAGTGTCGGGTCCGCCGGGTACCCAAAAATATTGTGAAAAATTCACAAACGCATCAAAATCTACAAACGGATCCCATGTGTAATATTCGCTTGAGTACAATCGATCTGGACGACTGGCATTACCACCTTGAAATCCAATGGCATCGTTCAGTCCTGGATAAGTGATTGCATCTCGAATCTGACTGGTCTCAGGTATGAGGCTGACCACTCCCGGTTCCAATTGATAGTTGGCTCTGGTTGTTGTGGGTTCAACCACATACTTGTCGTTGGGGTCAACCCCAGGTCCTACCGAGCGGCCGATGAATCCTTGTGTCTTTCTAAAGTTAGGTTCTTGAATCAGTTGATCAAGTGTTGCGGCCAAAAATTGTTTGTTAGCATCAGTCTGAAAAATTTCAGGAAGAAAATCTACACTCCGAACTGTTGCCATTAATATGATCCTCCACCACCATAGCTACCGCCACCACCACTGCTACTGCTGCTGGTGCTACTACTAGTACTACTGGAACTAGTGCTGGTGCTACTACCGCCTGCTGCAAAGGTCACTCCACTGCCAGAGGCAGTGCGAAGATTATTGCTGGTCAATGCTTCAATAACTTCAACATCGTTGATAGTGGCACCATTAGCAAATATTTCAGTGGGTGTGCAACGTATTTCATACAAATCACCAAAGAATTTTTGCCTGTCCAACGGAACCAAAACTACTGAACTAATAATACTACCTAAATTGCTGTGTAGATAGGCCGCAAGTTCACTGAAGTAGAATGTATCTCCAAAGTTCCATTTATCCTTTTGATTTCGCTTGTGCTGGCAGTTGAGCCGCTGGCTCTAATGACCTTGACAGTGCCACGCAGATTGGCATCTGCTTTGGCTCCGAACAGGGGTTTGAATACTACTGAATTCAAAATAATATTATCGCTCAACATTTTATAATTTTGCAGACCTTGGTAAGTGGTTGTTAATTCATCAAGGCTAGGCACCTCGGGTTGAGTTACAGTTCCTGTAGTGTCTTGAATCCAATTTTGGTAGGCAGTATAATAGGACAATGTCACAACATACAAATCAATAATGTTAGTAGTGCCCGGATCAATACGTGTGGTCAACGGTGCATTGTGCCGATACTGGAAGTACAAGGCCTGACGACCTGTTTTGGCCAGCCACTCTGTGCTGACATCAATCAAGGTTCTTAGTCCTGTGGCTCCCACGCTCAATTGATAAAAAGCTTCGTCCGTGTAGGCATAAAAAACTTGTCCTGGAGTCCATTCAGTCTTGGCCAACTCAATATCATCTAGAGTGGCATAGTCGCTGACAACTTCGCCTCGAGCCACCAACAAATAACGTTGTAGGTTATCAAAGTCCAGAGTTTTTTGTAGGTATATGTACTTTTGTGTGGGGTCTACAGAAGGGGCAACAATCTCGTTGAAAAAATCAGGATTGTCAGGTACGCCATCATTGTCACTGTCACGATAACTGACCAACACTTGAAAATCGTCTACATAGCCGTCTGATTCAACAGGTTGTCCAGTAATGGTTACAATAACATCTCCGGACAGATGATCCGTAGAGTCGGGTCTGGTGTTTACTGCCAACACGTTGATATAGTCCTTGATTACTGTGCCAGTGCGTGAATCGTAAATTTGCGAGCCGTCATAGAAGAAAAAGCGTGTGCTCAACACTGAGCCAAAGTAATAGGCCAGGCCGCGAAAGGTGATTGTGTAATTTTGATTTTGAATCACAAACTGGATCAACCACGATGCATCTTGATTTGTACCAGTGTTGGATCCTGCGTTGGTCTGACTGAATGTGGTGTCAGTGGCTAGGTTGGTGCTGGTAATCAAGTACCAAGAATATGGCACACCAGTAATATCACCGTTGCTGTCGTAGCCAATGCCAAAATTACGATTGAGCAAAATTTGTTCTGCCATGGACTGTTCCAATGCCAATGGCAGGTCCGACACAAACAATGGAATAATCGTATCGACTACGGCACCAGTTGGAATGAAATTATTCAAGGTAATAGGGCCTGCACCTGAACTGAGATTTCCCAGTCCATTGTTGTATCCTGTGCCTTGTATGCTCAAAGGACTGGCCCAAATTTCCAGTGTTTCGTCTGCACGACTGGGTGTGCCAGGCTTGAGTCTATTGTTGGCGTCAAAGTAGTAGCCAGCAGGCGGTACAAATTTTATCAAACTGCCCACTGCCACATATTTAAAATCAGTAGTGGTGGTGAACCCTACTGGGATTGGGGTACCATTGGGCCAAGTTGCAGATGTCACTGCATTTCTAAAGTATCCTGTGGTCTCATTGGCCAGGGTTGTACTCTGGTTCCATGTTGCATCTGGAACCCAAGTGGTGGCACCATATGTTGGCAAGGTGGACTCAGTGACTCTGGGAAAATTAGCATAGTAAAACTGCTTCATGGTAGTTTCGGCCAAGCCAGGTTGTACCTGATTGGCAATCACGTCTGCTATTTCATTTCGATTGGTGTAGGAAAACAAGATAGTGGGCAATATGTTTTGTTCCCACAATCCACCATCGGCGCCAAAACTGTTGGTGCTAGAATATTTGCCGGTATTGTCCACCAAGTCAAGATAACGGCTTGTACCAATTGATGCACGGTTAAGAGCTTTACTTTTCACAATTGAATTGTATTGTGTGTACGGAAAGAGATTGTAGTCTTCACCGTTGACCATACGATTTTGTGTGTAGTATTGTGCAGGCGCACGTTGTTTGATTTGATCAATGGTTTCACGTGCTTGACTATTGCTCACCGGTCTTGTGATACCGCAAATGAATGTGATGGTCTCAAGATTGCCGTTGCGACTAATATAGCTGATGGGAATAGTCACACTCTGCATTTCTTCAGGATTGATAATATATTGCAATCCGTTTGAGGCACGCACATAAGCACGGAATGTACCCACTGGGATTTCAGAAAACACACCGTCGCCAAACACCATGGTGATTTGATCATTGGTGCGTGATGTCACTGTGTAGATGGGTCGCAGGCTGGTACCAACTTGTTCAGCTGCTGCCGCATAAATGTTTTCTGTATATTCCCATTCGCGATTGATGTTGCCCACATTGTCCAGTTGATACAACCAACGGTCTTCGTTGTTAACACCTTCAATGTTGATGTTTACTGTGCGATTGCTGACTTTTTCAGCCAGGTTAAAATCTTGATTCTGAAGTACACCTTGTTTGAACATAAAAAAGTAACCAGTGTTGGCCGACTGAAAGCCCAGTTGATCATTGCGGAACAACACATTGAATGGTTGGTTGGCTTGTGGGCTTGGCTCGTACAAATAATCTGCGCCTACTGATGTAGACGTCATGGCCTCAAACGGCATGGTTATTCCGTCTACTGTGGCTGTATAAGGTACAATAGGTAAAAATCCAGGTACCAAGTTGATTCCATATTCGTCTGTTCTTACTCCCAAGATAGTCTGACGGTTTCCGGGACGTCCTACTCGTTGAGTGTTGACTAAACTGGCATTGATAATGGTAGTAAACTGTTCTTGCCAATCGGGGTTGGTAGGATCAGCCCAGTTCACGGTGACATTGGATAGGTTAACACCTTGATAGTCAATTACATTTTCTGTTGTGGTTATTGAAAAAACTTTGAGTAAGCCCTGGGCGGCTGTGTTGCGTTTGGCAGTGTAGCTGACCAAGTTGGCCAGGCGTACCACACTGTCACGACGTTCTGCCGTGTCCATGTAGTTTTCACGTGTGTTAAGGTCTGAGCGAAAGGCCAGGGCCTGGCCCATAAATGCCATCACATCCAACAAGGCAATGTATTCCGACGATTCAATAAAGTCGTTGAATGTTTCAGGGTAGTACAAACGCAAATAATCAATAAAGCTCTTGCGCAGAGTTTCAAAATCATAACTCTGGAAGTCGGCTTCGCGATAGGTTTGATAGATCTGTTTCCAGTCTTCAACTCCAAATATTGCGGTTTGTCTTGTGGTGGTTGCCATGTTGTTAGTGCCTCAGTACTTTATTTATGGGCAATAAAAACGGCTCAGTTATACATAGGTGGCATTGCGTTGTTGTAGATCAAAGAAGATACTCAGGCGTTCGGCATCTGTGCTAGGGACCACAGTTAGTTCTATCTGTATCAAAATACCGTTGTTCTGGGGAAAAGTTTGGATGTCGCTGATGTAGATTCTAGGGTCGCCACCGGCCACTCGCTGAACTTCTCGTTCAATAGCAGTTTGTAATTCTTCCAGTTGTGGCTCAAACAAATAATCCCACAGCACAGTGCCGTATCCTGGGCGCCCGGGCAGTTGCCCTTGACGGATATTAAACGCATTCAACAGATCGCGTTTGACCAATTCAAAATCCGTTAGTGTGAATTTTTTAAACTGGTTCTGTGTGTTAAATCCAATGAATCTTTGTGCCATATGATATTTATAGCATTTTTAGGCGCTGTTCCTAGGACTTTCAATTTTTAACTTCAGTTGGGATAATCTTTCCTTGATCTTGGCTGATTCTGAAGTAATATATGTTATAAGTCCATTTATTTTTGTTGGAGATGAGTATGAGGATAGTACTACTTGTCGTGTTGTTGGGCCCAATCGATCATACAGAGAGAATACTTCGGCAGCCAATATAGGACCGCCAGAGTCGTATGTTGACTTGGCCTGTTGGAATTCATTGTTGATAGCTTCCCAGGCCGCAGAAGTAATTGACTGTTGATTTTCCAGTGCAGACAATTTGGAATCTATTGCCTGATATGCCCTTCCAGCAGGATTAATGAATTTATTGATCAACGTTGTTGCTTTGTTCACAAACGATTCGCCGTCAGTTTGGCTGTCAGTCACAACTCTAGGACCATAGTTGGGTGCAGGAACTTTTTCATCCCCAATGACTCTAGTACTTGCGGCATCTAGCGTGGAACGATTTACTGTGTTATCTGCTGGCACCGGTATGGCTTCTTGTTTGAATTCAGTAGGGATCTTGGTTTGAACTAAATTCACAGCAAATGCTCCATCACGTACTGCACTCGAAAATTCTGCTTGTACTGCGCCTGTTGCATCTCCGGGGATAGGTAAGCCTTTTGCAAATGCTTCGGCACTGGGCAGATCTTTGGCCGCATTCAGTGCCATGCCAGCAAGTCCTTGACTGCTTAAATTTTTAACTGGTATGCCAACTGCGGCCAAACCGGCCACGCCCTTGGCCATGAGATCCTGTTGAATTTGACTTTGCTTGGGTACATTGGACAACAGATCTGTTGCACTTTTGATCCCATCTTTGCCGGTCCACACTGCCGGACTTTTAGCAAGGTTACTGAATGTGCTGGCGCTTGCTGCCAACAATGCTTTTGTACCAGGTTTTACATAACCAGCTGTTTCTAATTGTCCAGCGTCAAGTCCAAATGATCCAAGACCTTTGGTATTGCTTATGGTTGAACTGGCTTGATTTACTAGATTCTTGGCCTGAGCCAGCAACCCGTTGACTTCGGGTACACTCATAGGGCCAAGCCCTGCCAAGGCACCTGCAGGATTCAGGCCGCCGGCAATTTTGGTAAAGTCTGCGGTGTTGATGGGACTGGTAACTGCTAATCCGCTGATTGTTTTGTTGATTGTTTGTATAGATGTTACTGCAACTGAACCTTGTGCTCCTGCGGCGCCTACCAATGCTGACCCTAACTGGCTTGATCCTGATATGCCGCCAAAAGAACTTGTTACTGAACTCACTGCCGGGCCCACGGCGGCTGTGAGTCCTGGGGCAATACCGGCCAGAGATCCACCAAGTGCTCCGCCGGCAGCTCCTAGACCACCAGCCACACTGCCTAGTACACTGCTGAACGCACCGGCTCCGCCGTTGATGCCACCTCGAGCAAGTGCAGCATCAACTGATGGTATGCGTCCAGTAGCCAGATCTACTCCAGATGCTGATAAACCAGATGCAAAATTTCCCACGTTAAGACCGCCGGTCACACCTGACTGAGCTTGTGCCACCATGGCTTGTGCTCCGGCCAGGCCGTCTGCAGCTTGTGTTGCTGCGCTTAATGTTTCTCCTGGTTTGAATCCCACTAGTCCACCGGTGCCAGCTTGTTTCTTGAATATTGCAAATGCCTGCTCGCGTGTGAGTCCTGGTGGTCCTTTGATAGCAAACGTTTTTGCAGAGCCGTCGGGGTTTGTGGGTGCTGATCCTGTGGCTGGTGTGTCAGTTGCTGTTGCTACTGTGGTATCTTCAGGAGGGCGTGGGTAACCAAGTTGGGTTAAACTGGGCAATCCTCTACGTGTGCGTTCAGCGTTGGTTCTGTCCCAGACAATGGTGTCATTGCCAGTATAGGTTAAATCTTCATCTTTTGTTTTGGAATACAGGCCAGTTTCACCACTGGCCTGTGCTTTACCAGCACTGGCTTTGAGTTGATCAAGATTAAATGTAAATTCAGCCATGTTATTTTGCCTGTATTTCTATTCCGGCCGGAACTGGCACTGCGCCCGGTGGCGGACTTGGCTTGCCTTCTTCAAACGCAATCTCAACATCCACACCCTTGTTGTGATAAGGATACGGTTCGTGTGTGGCTGCTCGATTCACAATACTTTCAAGACCTTGAGTCTTGACTATCCACCCTTTGCTGGTGTCCCATTCAGTGTCGTCCAAGAGTGTTTTGGTCAAAGGTTGTGGTGTGTTTACTCGGCCTGCAGCAGGTCCGTTGAGATCAATGCCGCCTGCTTGTAATGCCAGTGCAGATCCTGCGCCCCAGGAACCTGATGCGCTGTTTAGTGTAAGTGTACCATCTGCTTTGACCCCTATTGTGCTTTTGCTGTACAAAGTGATATCTTCTTGTGCTTGCATGGCCAAAAACGTTCCTGACTCTATCTGCATGTCTTGTTTGCTTTTCATTTTTAAATAACGGCCGGCAAACATGTTGATGTCGCGGTCAGCATGCAGATTGATATCTCCCTTGGTACGTACATTTACTGAGTTTGTGGCATACACATCCACAGTACCTTCTACTCCAAACTCCAACCAAGTTTGCCCATTGGCATGGATAATGTAAAAGAAGTTGCCTGTATCACTCATGGTAATTTGATGGCCAAGGCTGGTTCTCAACCGTAACATGGCATTGTTTCCATCTAGGTCGCCATCGTCCATGACCAGACTGTGTCCGCCTACTCGGCCAATTACTTTGGCATCACTGGGTTTGATTTCACCTGCATTGAGTTTGGTTCTAATATCATTGGGTGCCATGCCGCCTTGATAAATGGCCGTACCCGGTGTGCTGATTCCAAACACTGCACTGGGCGTTTCTCGCTGACTTGAGCTTTGAATAGTGCCTCGTTCTAGATCTGTGATCAATCCTTGTTGCAACAAGGACTGAGCAAGATATCCTTGCACTGGTTTAGTTTGATCATAAAATCTTGGGTCATTGAACACACCATCATTGTTTATGTTGATTTCTGTCACTGGTAATCTAGCAGCATCAGCAAAATAAGTTTCTTGATTTTGGTTCTGTATGTCTGCCCGTGCCGCAGTAACTGACCCGTTGGCAGGTACCATGTGTCCCAGTCCTTGTTCTGGTACCACACCAATATAGAAACCTTGGCTACGATCACCGTTGACAAATATACAAATTACTGTTACCCCCACATCAGGAGGTGTGAACCACATGCCGTAACTGGTAGGATTGCCTGGATAAGCACCAAGGCCTTCTGTGGCACCTTTGGATTCACTCAGTGGAGTATTGCCATAAAAGGATGGCATATAACTCACCGTGGTCCATTTGGCATCGTCATCCATGCCACCCTCGCCGCCGTCGGCAAATGCTTCTATAAACACACGCAAGCGGCCAGATCGTGTGGGATCTACAGTGCTCATCACAATGCCAGTAAACGGACCAAACTCTGCTGGTACTCCGCCGCGGTCTTGTTTGTAATTACTGGGACGACCTTTACTGCGTGGTGAATTTTCTGCCATTATTGATCGCCTTTATTTACTGGTTGGTTTGCCGGATTAGTGACGCTGTTTGGATCGCCTGCTTGTGCGTTTAATCGAGCAGCCTGAAGTTCAAGTTGTCTTGCTCTTAGACTGCCCGGTGCCACAGGTCTGCCGGGCAATCTAGGCGGAACTTCTCCAACGTCCTGTGCAGTGTTTCCGGCTCCCCCATTGGCGCCTGGACTTACTGAGCGGCCAGTTCCGTCAGTGGGCGGCCGTGATTCACCGGCTGGTAGTATTGTTGCTCCGGCGGTGATACCTTGTCTAGTAATGTTTGGATTACCAAACGCAGCGCCACCTGGGCTTGTGGCAAATGTTGCTTGTTTGTAAGCCCCTTGTGCGCTGAGTGCGGCAGTTTTATCTGCAAACGCACTGCGTCCTGCAATAACTTCATTGGCAGCTGTGGTTTTTCCAGTTGGCAATCTACCATTACTGTTTTGACGTGCAAGTCGTGCTGTTTCTGCCGCAGACTGGTTTTGATTTCTTCCTTCAGCGCCAGCAGCATCTGTAGTACTGGTTGATGCTGCCGCTGAAGGGTTGGCGGTGTTGTTTTTGCCAGGTATTGGAAATCTAAATATTGAACCGTTCAAGGTCTGTTCAAATGCCCCGTTCTTAAATTCACTCACAACCTTGGTGGCTTGATATACTCTACTTTGCAACGGTTGTCGTTTGCCGCCGTCGTTGGCGCTGGTGCGAGCATAGGGATCTGCTAGGCCAGTGCCGAGATTATAATCTTCTGGTCGTTGCCACACCATTTCAAACAGCACATCTTGAGTGTCAAAAGATATGGTTCCGTCAGGTTCAAAACCAGTTCTAGCAGTGTTGGCGCTGATGGTTCCTTCGGTGATAGGTCTAAATGTGCTGCCTTGCTGGACCCATGCAGGGTCTCCAACAATTTTTACTTTGGCTTCTGCCAGGTCTGAAGCATTGTATATCACCTCGGCGGCATTGGCATTGGGTTCAAATGTTGCACCATCGGCACCTTGACTGGATTGATTGCTGCGGGGGCTGTAATTGTATCTCACAATGTCGTACATGCTGGCAGTAGATTTGCTGTTGGCTATGGCATTCAAGCTGTTGTCTGGTGCGCTACCGCTGATGGTGGCCACAAACATTGTGTTCAATGTTTCTTGGTAGTCTCTCACCGCAGTGTTTTTGTTGAACCACTTTACAGGATCAGTTTTTGTGTTGTTGACTTCTTGTGATCCGTCGGGGTTTTTGGTAACCAAACTTTGCTTGCTGATATATTCAGAATTACGTATAGACAACTCGATAGCCTGTAAAATCTGTTGGCCAGCAGTGATACTAAAACTACGACTCACATTGTCCACTTGAGTTTTATCTGGATTCAAATTTTTAGTACCGCCATTTTTGGTAGTTGGTGTTGGCATTGGCGCTAAGGAGCGGTCAATTTTAGTGTTGGCCGTTTGAAGTTTTGCTCCTGAAATGTCTGTAGCAGATGCTAGACCTTCTACTCCAACAAATTCAATTGAATACTCATCTGCAATTGTATAAACTCCCCGAATGACCAAATCTTGTTGGAACTGGTTCATGGCTCCCATCAATCCCTGTGTAACTGTTTTCTTTGTCTGTGCTGCGCTTGCCTTTGCTGGTGCAGCGGCTGATGAATTTCCTGCTACTCTTGGATCAGTTGCTGCGGTTTTTTTTCCTTTTGTATCTGTTGTG